TTGTTCGGCTCAGAGCGCGGCGAGTTGGCATCTTCGCAAGATGAAAACTCATGGGAAAGCCGGGTTGATGAGCGCAGGCAGTCGTTCTGTGGGCCTAACCTGCTTGAGCCGTTCATTGCCAAGATGATCGAGACAGGCAACCTGATCGAGGCGCAAGGCGATTGGTGGGTGGAATGGCCGCAAGCCAGCGCCGCCAGCCCTGAGAAAGAGGCGACCATCGCGGGGCTTCGCGCGCAGGCCGTGGCGACATACAGCAACAGCGCGGCTGACACCGTGGTTGCGCCGCAAGAGTTCCGGCAGTGGCTTGGCCTTGCGCCGGATAGCGATTTTGATCTGATGGCGATGCCGGATGATGCGGATGATTTTAACATGGGGGCGGGTGACGAATGAGCCTTGGCGCGCAACTTAGGGCGGCGGCGTATTCTGCGCAGGCGGTCACGGCCTGCACTTGCGGGCATCATCACGCGCGCCTGACCACCAACGCCAGACGCCAAGACCCTACGCGCACAACCACGATCCGCAACAGGTTCGAGGCTGACTTTAACCGCCGTTTCGCGCGCATGGCGAAGGCTATCCGAAACGAGGTCGTAAGGCGTGACGGGTTCGGTCTGAAGGCCAATCGCGGCGGGTTCGACTTCCCAAGCGATCAAGCCAAAGTCAGCGCGTTCATGGCGTGGCTGGAACAGTTGCAGGGAGTGGAGATATTCGGCGGGGTGCAGTCATTGCCGCGCGAGGTTGCGGCGCAGCGCATCTGGGCGGCAACATACATCCAGACAGGCTATCGGCGCGGACTGATCAACGCCGCAACGCAGCTACGTCAGGCGGGCGCGCGAGTATCGCCGGGATACATTGACAGCGCGTTTCTGCGCCCCGTTCATGCCGAGCGCGTGGGCATCATCTACAGCCGCGCCTATGACAGCTTGCAGGGCATCACGCGCGAAATGGATAGCCAGATTGCCGACACGCTGGCGCGGGGCTTGGCCGATGGTCGGGGCAGTATGGACATTGCCCGCGATCTGGTTGGCAGGGTTGAGAAGATCGGGCGCACGCGGGCGCGGCTACTGGCGCGGACTGAGGTTGTCGCGGCAACTACTGAGGCGCAGCTTAACGCATTTGAAGATGCGGGATTGCAGGGGGTTGACCTTGAAGCGGAATGGTTGACTGCGGGTGACGATCAGGTGTGCCAAGAGTGCCAAGACGCTGCGGCAAGCGGTCCGTATACGACAGAACAGGCGCACGGCATGATCCCCCTTCATCCGAATTGCCGTTGCGGGTGGATCCCGCGCATTGCGAACGGGCGGGATATTGTTCTTGAATAGTATTTTTCTGTTGACACTAAATTTCTGCGCGTCTAGTGTTGTCGAGCGAGGCAGGGTGACAGCCCTAGCACTCGCTCTAACCATAACCCGGATGCGACGGGTCAGGCTTGCAGCATTGTAGCGCAAGCAATCGTCGCACCACAAGTCAAGGATGCGACAATGGCTGTTAAAAAAGCAGAAGCCGGAACACTTCATATCGACGCGCTCAAGCAGGGGCGCGTTACCTTGAAGCTGATCGGCACCACGCCCTTCTATTTCAACGCGATGAGCGCCAAGGCAAAGCGCACCCTTCTGATTGGCGGCGGCAAGAAAACCGCTGCGGAAAAGAAGGAGTTGAAGCACGATCCAGAAGTCGAGTTCTACGACAGCGTGTATCGCTTGCCTGATGGCCCTACGCTTTTGGGCTTCCCTGCGCCGGGGGTGAAGGGGGCAATGGCAACGGCGGCACTGGAAACGCCGGGCGTTACCAAGTCCAGCGTCCAGCGCCTGATTTTCCTTCCCGAGCAGAAAATCAAGATGTGGGGCAAGCCCTATCTCAAGATGGATATTGTCCGTTCTGCGGATATGGCTAAAACGCCGGACGTTCGGACGCGGGCTTTCCTGCCGCGCTGGTGTGCTGAGGTCGAGATTGCCTTTGTGCAACCGACGCTTTCGGTTCACTCGATTGTTTCCCTGCTTTCCAACGCTGGCGTCATTGTGGGAATTGGCGACTTTAGGCAGGAAAAGGGTCGGGGCAGCTATGGAACGTTTGCGGTGGTTGGTGACGATCTGGGAGACTGGCAGTCCTATTGGGATGAAGTCACGCAAGAAGGGCGAGACGTGCAGCAATACGCGCTGGAAAACCCCGAATGTGCGGATGATGACACGGCGGAATTGATGGCGCTTCTTGAAGAGGAGCGCCAGCGCCGTGCGGCGTAATGAAATTGGCGGGGGCGGCTTTTGTCGCCCTTTGCGGTCACGGTAAGGCGGTCGTGTTGAGGTCCGTTGCGGCGGGGTAACGTCAGGTAAGGCGGTCGTGGTCTGTTGTGGCGCGGGGGCGTCTGGTCAGGTGAGGCGGTCAAGGCGGGGCAAGGGTTGGCCCGATCGGGTGTGGCGGTCATGTTCTGGCGCGTTGCTGCGCGGCGGGTTCTGGCCGGGCTAAGACGGTCAAAATCAACAGAAAGGAAAAGCAATGGCTTTTAAAGCAAAAGACAGGCAGCGTATCATTGATGGATACCTTGCCGAAAGCGGGCGCAATATGTTTGTGCCGGGTGAGTTTGTGGATTGGCTGGCAGATCGGCCTGACCATGAAATGTATGATGCGTTTTATGGCATGTCAGATGCAGAGGCCGCGCGGCAACATCGCATAGCGCTTGCCCGCCGCATGGCTTCTGGGCTTCGGATCGTCGCTACCACAAGCGAAAGCACGTCTAACGTGGTGGCCGTCACAACGCGCGAATATCCGGCTTATGTGTCGCCAATGGCGGGCCGCAGGTCTGGCGGCGGGTATGAGCCTGTTGACGCGCAGGATGAGGCGCAGCTTGCCGAAATCCGCAGGCAGGGCGCAGGCGCATTGCGCGGCTGGCTTTCACGCTATCGCGGCGCGTTTGAACATGCTGGCGTTGACTTGTCGGCAATTGAAGAAATCGCGGCATCTGAGGATGCAAGCGTGGCGCAGTCCGCATAAGCGGTCGCGCTGGTCAAGGCTGGCGGTCTGGGTAAGGCGGGGAGTGGTCCGGCGTGGCACTGTTTGGCGGTCGTGGTTTGTTTGGGTGAGGCGAGGCTAGTTACGGCCCGGCGCGTCGGTCGGGGCAAGGCCCGTTGAGACATGGGCGGGTGGTTTGCGGCTAGGCGGGGCTTGAAATTGAAACAGTGATTAAGCCGCCCCTTCGGGGGCGGTTTTTTCATGCGCGCATAGTCTTTGCAAACTTTGCAAACCATGCTATAAACTTTGCAAAGGGCCGCTGTGAAGCGTCCTGTTCCCTTAGATGGAGCCTACCCAAGGCATGAAGCTACGGGCAAACAGAGATTGCGGATGCGGGTGCGGCGGTCAAATGACCTTCCGCGCCAATCTGCTTTCCGGCGCGCGCCGCGAGACATTCCGAGGCAAAGAGCATCTGGTTGTTCCGCTGGTCATGCTGCGCCAGACAGTCGTCAATGGCGCATTCGTCCCCCTTGCAGAGTTGAAGCCCCAAGGCTGGAACGGCGCGCCAGTCACCATCGGGCATCCCGAAGTCAACGGCGCGCTTGTATCTGCCAATGCCCCGCAGGTGATCGAGCAATGGCAAGTTGGCACAATCTTCAATGCCAAGGTCGAGGGCGACAAGCTAAAGGCCGAGGCGTGGATTGACGTTGAGGCTGCAAACGCCAAGCGCCCCGGCATTATCGACACGCTGGAAAGCGGCGAAAGCATGGACGTGTCAACGGGCTATTTCGCCACTGGCACGCCAGAGCGCGGGACGTTCAACTCCAAGCGCTACACCGAAGTTCACACAGACCTAAAGCCGGATCACTTGGCGCTCCTGCCTGATGAGGCTGGGGCTTGTTCATGGGAAGATGGCTGCGGGGTTCGCGCAAACAAGGGGGCCGGAATGGCTGACAAGAAAGACGCTATCACCACGCTCAAGGAGTTGCTGGGCATCACTGGCAACGAGCGCGGCAAGGATGACGATTACCGGCAGATGATTGCGGACCTGATCAGCAATGACAGTTCGCCATTCATTCCCGACGACGAATATGCGTTGCGCGAAATGAGTTATGAAACGCTCAAGAAAATGCGTGACGCGTATGTGGGCGAAAAGCCCGAGACCAACATCAACAAAGGAGGCCCCGAAATGGCCGATGACAAAACGCCGGAACGGAAAGAGCCTCCGGTGACGAATGCGCAAACCACTGCCCCGGCTGGTGACGCGCCTGCTTATGTGACCGCTGATGATGTGGCGTCGATTGTGACCAACGCCATCGACAAGGCCATGAATGCGCAGAAACGCGCTGATCTGGTCGAGCGCATCCATGCGAATACGGAAATCGACAAGGCGGAACTGGAAGCCATGTCAACCGCATCGCTGGAAAAGCTGGCGGTCAATCACAAGCCGAAGGCGGATTATTCCGGTCGCGGCATCAAAACCAACGGTGACACAGCGGCCCCGAAATTCGCGGCAATGGCTGCGCACGGTGTCCAGCCTGAAAAGGAGGCGAAATAATGCCGAATACTGTTTTGCTTCGCGGCGATCCGATTGCCTCTGAAGGCACGGTCATCACTGCCGTAATCACCCCCGGCATGGCTGTGACGCCAACTGGAACAAGCGTTGCACGATCTGCTGCAAATGCAATCGCACCCGGCTTTGCCCGTGAAAACGAACTGATCGGCAAGGGCATTGACGACGATTACGCCGTTGGTGAGCGCGTCCTCTATTACACCCCGCGCAAGGGCGATTGGTTCTACGCCATCCTTGGCACGTCGCAGGAAATCGCTGCGGGCGCTTCGCTTTCAACGGGCGCGAATGGCGTTCTGGTCGCGCAGACAAGCACCAACCCGACTGTGGCGCGCGCTCTTGAGGCGGTTACAACCACGGGCGAAGTTGCCCGCATTAAAGTGGAGGTTGTCTAATGGCGACTGAAGTTATCAACCCGCAAGCCCCTGCTGCGGTTATTTCGTCTTCGGGCATCCCGTTTCAACTGGACCGCGAAGGGCGCATCAACGTCAACGCCATGCGGCCCTTCCTTGACGATGCGGGCGATACGCGCATTGTGACAAACTCCGATGGTGATAGCGAAATCATCACCAACGCGGGCTTGCTGCAATATCAGGAATGGCTGGATATTGACCGCACGGTGATCCAGACAGCCAATCGCCGCTTGGTCGGTGTTGCGGACCTTCGCGGGCGCGGCCTGATCCACTCTCTGGGCAGCATCGGGCAAACCGTGTCGCTCTGGGACCGCGTGTCTGAAATGGACCCGGCAAACATCAACATGAGCGGCATCACGGCGGGTTCGGAAGACACTGTTGCATATGCCACTCAGTCTGTCCCGGTGCCGATTGTTCACAAGGATTTCCGCGTGAATATTCGCCGCTTGCAGGCCAGCCGCATGTTCGGCGAAAGTGTCGATGTGACAGCGGCTGCGGTTGCGGCCCGTCTGGTTGCAGAAGCGTCCGAGGCCATGCTGTTCAGCGGCACGCCTATCACGGTCGAGGATGGCACGATCTACGGCTATCGCAACTTCCCCGGTCGCGGCACTGTTGACCGCACTGCCCCGCCTGCCACGGCAACGCCTGCGCAGTTCAAGGCAGATGTGCAGGCCATGCTTGCAGCCGCCCGCACCCGCCGCTTCTATGGCCCGTATACGCTCTATGTGTCTGCGGATTGGGAAGGCTTCCTTGATGAGTTCTATGTCATCGGGGATGATACGGCTGGCGTGACCATTCCGGGCCGCACAATCCGCGAAGCTATCCTTGCGCTGGCCGGGATTGAGCGGATCGTGGTTGCCGACTTCATGGGCGCAGATGGCGAGGCCGTGCTGGTTCAGCTTGAGCGTGATGTGGTTGATCTTGCGGTCGCGCAGGACATTACCACGATCAACTGGCAGGCAATGGGCGGTATGCAGGAGCGGTTCAAGGTCATGGCTTGCTGGGTTCCCCGGATCAAGTCTGACTTCAACGGCAACTGCGGCATCGTTCATCTACGGCCTGCATAATGTGGCAGATCGTGCATGGCACATATTTTGAGCGCGTGGGCCGTGGGGTAATCCCTCACGGCCCCGGCTCGGTTATGGATTGGACGCAGGCGCAGGCGGAAAGCTACGGGCTTGAGCGGCTGCGCAAGGTGGCGCAAGAGCCTGTTGTGGAAGATGTGCCGAAACCCTCGCCCGCACCAACTAAGGCGCGCGGCAGGCCCCGCAAGGTGAAGGACGCCAGCAATGCCGCAACTTCCAAGCGCAAATGATGTAATCACTCTGACAGGCACAGAACTGACCGCGCCCGTGGTTGAAGCCATTATTGCAGATGCAGAATTGATTGCGGCTCAGTGCCTTGAGGGCGTTGACGGTGACAGGCAGGAGGCGGCGCTGAAATGGCTTGCCGCGCACTTGGTATCCAGCGCAGGCAATACAAGCGGAAGCCTCACAAGCGACAAGCTAGGCGATGCAGCGCAGACCTATGCCAAGAGCGTGACGGGTGCAGGGCTGATGGGCAGCGTATACGGTCAGCAGGCCATTGCCTTGCTGCCGTGCCTGTCTGGAATTGGAATGCGAACCGGTAAGTTCGTGGTGCTTTGAAAGGCTGAAAGATGATCGACCAATATGCACAGACCAACCCCCGCAACATCACCGCGCCCGCTTCGCGCCATTATGCGATAACGCCGGACGATGACGCGGACCTTGATCGCAGGCCGCGCGCACTATTCATTGCCACTGATGGCGATGTAGCGGTTAGAGATGAGGAAGGTGTTGACGTGACCTATTCTTTATCCGCTGGTGATATATTCCCGTTTCGCCCGGTTCGGGTTCTGGCAGCAGGAACCACGGCAACGGTGATCGGCTGGGAGTGATGATCTACACCCGCAACATGGCGCAGGCCGCGACCTACTACCCGCCCGATGGGCAGGATGGTTTCGGCCAGCCCTCATTCGGTGCGGGCGAGGAAGTCATGGTGCGCTGGCAGGACAAGGCGGATTTATTCCGCGATGCACAAGGGCGCGAGGTTGTGTCTAGCGCCGTGGTCTATGTCGATCAGGATTGCGAGATTGGCGGCAAGATCGGGCTGGGGTCTGCATCTGTGACTGAGGCGCGGGAAATCCGCAACGTAAGCCGGACGCCGAGCCTTGGGGGGCAGCGCACGCTGGTGAAGCTATGGCTGTGAAAACTGAAATTCAGGGGCTTGATGAATTGAACCGCGCGCTGCGCGATCTTGTGCCGGAAGTCACGAAAGAGGCAGAGGCGGGCATTTTTGCGGGCGGGTTTATTATTCAGGCGGCGGCGCAAGAGAACGCGCCGCGTGAATACGGTGATCTGGCGCGGTCTGCATATAACCGAAAGACGCAAGGCGGGACAGAAGTCGGCTTTGACGCGGCCTATGCTCTATACGTGCATGAGAACATGGAACAGAAGCTAAGGGGCCAGCCCCGCCCGTCTGGCCTTGGCACATACTGGAACCCCGGCGGGCCTAAGTTTCTTGAGCGTGCCGTGAATGAGAAATCGCAAGACGTGCTGGACGAAGTGGCGCGCAGGGTTGCAGGGGTCATCCGATGAAATCGCCCGCGCATGATACCGCCCTATTCCTCGCCGATCTTGGCGACTTCGGGCCATTCGGCGGCGGTGTCGCATGGAGTGTCTATGTCGGTCGAGAGCCACTAACGCCTGTTGATGTGGTCACAGTCTATGACACAGGCGGATTGCCCGACACGCTGGTTGATGACGTGCAAGAGCCAACGATACAGGTGCGCGTGCGGGCCGCTGATTATGTGCAGGGCTATGCCAAGGCGCAGGCTGCGCGGCGTGCGCTACAGGCGGCTACAGGCGTCACGATTGAAGGCGGTCAAGTTGTGCAGTGGATAGGCCAAGGCAACATCAACTATATCGGGCGCGACGATCAGGATCGCTGCTTGTTTACAGACAACTATCGCGTGATGAGAGAGTATTTATAATGAGCCTATCAATCGGCATATCGTTGAAATTGGGCCAGCGGCGGGGGCTTTTGACATCCACGGCAATCGCGCGGTTGTTGTTCTCATCCAACGAACCCGGCTTCTTCTACGACTTCGACGACTGGTCCACCATGTTCCAAGACACTGCGGGCACACAGCCTGTCACTGCACCCAATCAGGGTGTTGCCTTGGCGCTGGATAAATCGGGCAATGATAACCACGCCACCCAAGCCACCACAGCCGCACGTCCTCTCACAGCACGGCATCCTGATGGGGGTGTGCGGAACGAGCTTGACGGTAGCGACGCGCTAGCAACGCAGACTGTTACGGTTACGTCGCAGGAGCGCACCTTGTCATTCCGTGGCAATGGCACTGTCACACTATCTGGCGCAAGCACGGCAGGGCCATTGGTTGGGACGGGCGTAGATGACATTGTGTCGCTGACATTCACGCCAACGGCGGGCAGCTTGACGCTCACTGTGTCTGGCACGGTGAATGATGCGATGCTTGAGCTTGGGGCTGTTCGGACGAATTACCAAAAACGCGTGAACTTCCTCGACGTATCCGAGGCAGGCAAGCGCAGCATCCGCAGGCTGTATTTCAACGGGACTTCGCACTTCATGCAGACCCCTACGATTACGCCGAATACGGATAAGGCTCAGGTGTTTGCTGGGGTGAGTGTGCTATCCGAAATCGGTCTGGCTCCAATAACTGAAAACGGCAATACAGGGTCTGTCAATAACACATTCGGGCTGTATGTGCCTGGTAGTGTTGCCAACAGGGCCGAGTTTAGGAGCCGTGGGAGCCAGTTGTCTATAGCCCGTGAGGCATCTGATCAGTCGTCATCTGGTCGAGTATACGCTGGATTGGGCGATATACCGAATGGGATTTCGCTGCTCCGCAGGGACGGAGAAATTGCTGCTGAAGATTTAGCTAGTCAAGGCACGGGTAATTTTGCGGCAGATACATTGAGAATAGGCGCGCGGGCTGGCACATCGCTATTCTTCAACGGCTTCCTAGACCAGCTTATCACCCGCTTCGGTCCAAACCTCGACACGGCCACAATCGAACGGACTGAGAAATACATCAGCACCAAGTCGCCGGAGGTTCCCACGCTATGACCACACTCACCATAGCCTGCCCCGAACAGCACATCGACAAGGCCAATCATTACGCAATGGCGAAAGGCTGGTCTATCGCTGACGGGCTGACATACCGCGCACCACGCCACGAACGGGACGGGGTGCAATACAGCGTCACAAGTGTGCAGCTTGAGCAATTCGCGGCTGATCCATTCACGGAATGCACACGGCCTGAGTGGGACGCAGATGAAGCGATTGATCTGGTTGCGGCGAATGAGGTCTTAGCCCTTCTCGATGTGCACCCATACGACCCCGAAACGCCTGTGACGCCTGACCCTGATAAGCTGACCATTATCACGGGGCCGGAACCGCTGGTTGCATTGGCGCATATGGGGCTGGTGATAATGGATGTTGAAGAAACCCTATAGGCTTTGCAGACTTTGCAAACCGTGGTATAAACTTTGCAAACATGGCTATGAAAGGGCTTTGACATGGCGGCACGTTCGGGGCGAGCGCTCCTTATTA